AGGCAAAGAAGGTGGTCCAATCACTCCAGCTATTAACGCTGACCGGGCGCATTGCAGGTCCGTGCTCGTAACGTCCAATGATTATTGGCCCATCTGCGGGGCGCGCTACTTCTCTAATTGATTCATCCACTTCGGCGATAAATACGCCTGGGGATAAAAATTTAAATTTCTCAACTGCCATGGTTTTGTGGCTCCTTCGTAACAGTAAATCTCACTATCTAAGTAGTTACAATATAATCTAAAAGACACTTCACTCTTTATAAAATCTTCCGTCATCTTCGTTAGGATGTGTATCTCCAATCATAATTCTCTCTCTTGGCATCCTGACCTCGACAATTGATTGACGCTTTTCTATTTCAAGGTACTCCGAATTTTTATCGTCATTTAGTAGGTATCCTAGAACCCTAAGATCAAAAGTTGTCTCGTACGCCTTCTCGGAGTCCCCCATTGATGCAACGTTGTTGTTGGCATCAAAAGATGCTGGGAAAAAGGCTTCATACCTGTGGGGTTCTGACCCGATCATAAACCCATTAATCTGGCCAGAATATTTTAAAATTGGGGTCAGTATCTCGTTTATCTGTTGTTGGAACTGCGCTTTTATTCTTATTTTATAGATTATGTTAACATGTACCGGCTGAGGGATTGTATAGGTTTCATATACCACTTTGTTGTTGTTACGACGTATGTTATAGGGGGATTTGGTTTTCTGAATTGTGTTTTTGGCTGCAGAGTACTTGGTTGTTTCAGCCTGATTGATTTTTCTAGATATTTGATATGCTGCCGAGGTGCCGCCTTTTGAATCAGCTAAAATATTACCATAATAGGCGCCGCGTTTTTCTTTATTTACAGAAAGCCTCTCCAAAACTATAACAGGTAAATTAATGTTCCCCTTCTCATCTCTAAGCGTCACATCTGCTTTTGATTGATACGAGCGTTCTGCGCCAGTCCAGAGGATCGGCACAGTTTTCCATCCGTCTGGATAGGTGGCGGAAACTTCGAGTTCTTTTTTGGCCCAATTGTAAAAGGCACGATCAATCGTTTCCAAATTTGATCTGGGTATCAAAATAGGGCCCGGTTTTGAAGTATCAACTGGCATTGAAATAACTCCCTCTTGCTCTAGTACATATGGCGGTAATTTCAAAAGATTGATCAACTTGGCCAAATAAGGGTCGAGGTTCCTTCAATGTTGTGATCTCATAGTATTGATCGCCATAATAAATGAAATCACCAACCCTTGTATAGAGAATCTGGTCTTCTGAAAGTCTTCTTTTGTGGAAATGCACCACGATTTGCGAACTAAAGTCTACGTGTAGGCCTTCTACGTAGCTAACTGTGGACGCACTCTCATCCCAATCGACCAAAACATATACCCTGATAGGAGAAAGAAAGTTTTTATTTATAGATTCGCCATATACGTCATGAAATTCAGTTCTTTCCATGTCAATTGGATAATATAGGATTTGCTGACCAATCACTTTTTCAATTAATTCGTCATTTACCTGCTTAACGAGGTCGCGTTCTTTCTTTCCTAAGAAAAGCGGTGGTGGCGGATTTTTTGGGCGTGACCATTGATCATCAAACGACATTTAAATTACCCCACATAAATCGGCAACGGTGATCTGCGTAAAGTTTCCTCTGCGGCCGTTACCTTCTCTTGATCTTTCTTAGCTAATTCAGCATACTCTGTATTTTGCAACATTTCTGTTAGTTTTTCTCTTAAACTTTGTTGCTCTTCCTTGGCTTGGGATAACAATTCGGCATGATTTAAGGTAATACTCTGACCTGGAATGGGTACCGTCTGGAATTTGCCTCTGATTTGGCCCAGCATTTCCTTACACAACGCTAAACAATACTTTCTAATCCACTGCTTTCCTATCGCATTGATATTTGCGTATGGTACATTATCAAATGGCAGCGTATTCAAGTTGTTTACGCCCTCGGTACCGTCATCATAGGCGTTATCCGATTCCCACGCATCAGTTTGGATCCTGAATCTGACCCAAATCCTACGAAGGTGTCCAGTGAAGAACTGTTGGTTCGTTGGAGTCGGATATAGTCTTATATAGTTGTTCATGATCTCGTATGAGTAATGAGATGTCCTTGTATACAACGAATCTTCGTACATAATTGCTTGCAGCTTATTTTGCCACGTAGGGATCACCTCAAAGGTTGAATCGTCGGCATATTGGCCGTAAGTTGAGTAATTCCCAACAACACCTAAACCGCCGTAATATCCGTAGAAGCGCCACATTGCAATCGGAGACTTATAAAAGACTTTATCGATTATAACGCGGTTGTCCTTTACTTTGCCGGCAAATGAGACCGGTTGTCCTCCATCATCAACACCGGTCGTCGAGGCAGCTTCTAGAATAGATTGGATATTGTAATCTTGCTTATCTGATTCAGTTTCAAATGATGCGGAGTAAAAGGGAGTGGTGCCGCCTTGGCCGGCCATCGTAGATAAGCCATCGCCAATCCTGTTGGCATAAGTGAGCTTAAATTTAGCAAACCTCAAGTTCGCGCTAGCGGGCCCGGCGGTTAAATCGCCTTTGTGATCGAACGTTCCTGTGGTATCCCCAAGAGCATCCGAAAGAATATTTTTGCCCTGATGTAGATTGACAATGTAGGAATATTCCAACACCGCCTCTTCGTAGGCCGAATACACATTGGCGGTCGTAATCTCAATATCGACTACATCGCCGCCTAATTTCCTATATATAAATCCTACCTGGGCTGTGGCTCCAGATAGAAAGCCGGAAGACCCCGTATACATGCCAAACGGCACGGAACTGGCCACATCAGTATATGTACCCGTTGATGGAAGTACTATCGCACTTGTTTGAGATATAGGTTGTAAGTTTGCCGGCACGCACAGATCCTCCTACTAAATAAATAGTTACCAAAACACAAAGCCCAAGTCTTATGTCATTTTATCAGGACTTGGTGGAGGTGGTTTTTGTTTTTATAGGTTTAGGGCGACTGCTTTTTACTGTTGTCACCTTTTTTATGGCTTTTTTTGCAACTGTTGTTTTAAAGGTTTTTTCTACTTTGATTTCCTTCATTGTTACCTTTTCGATATCAATTGGTGCTATTGTTACTGGGGTTACGACTTCGGCAACTTTTCTTGTTTGGGGTATAGCGATTACCTCTGGTGTCACATCTACTTCCGTTCTCGTGTTCGCCGGGTGAGTTGAGTGCTTTGTGTTAAACTTGGCGGAAGTCATAATTCTACGTTTTTTGCCCATGGTGGGTCTCCTTGTGTTCATAATAAGTAGTTTAAAAATATAGAAACGAAAATCTCAAAAAATTAGAGGCGAAAAAAAATTGAGGGATCGACGATTTTGACTTTTTTGCTTGAAATAAAAAACCCCACCCTGCAAAGGGTGAGGTTTAGTTTTGCAGTTAAAGAATAATATTAGCCGTTGTATTTATGCATATAACCATTAACATGGACATAGAACTTGCCGGTGTCGAGCTTCGAGGTACTAATTGTCATTGTAACTGGATCGGCAGTCGTGACAACACGATATCCAGCTGAATCCAGGCCGACATTAATAGATGAATTACTGACGAGTGCGCCATTAAACCCTCTAACCTTGTTTACCGCGAGGGCGGCATCGTTGTACGCGCTAGAAGACAGGAAACCGTCTGGATCATTAGAAGTTCCAGCAGTACCAATAGTGATAGTTGCGGAACCAGTACTTGTGAGCGCCGTGACGACTTCAATCCAGCCAGAAGTTGCACAAAAGCCTATTGGAAGACCAGTGTGCGATTTTCCATCGGCGCCAGAAAGTTGAATCTCCTGACCATACCCGGCATTTTCGTACGAACCAGAATCAAACAAGAATGAAATTGTCATTTGTTGTGGTGCGCCGCGGCTGTCAGCAGATCCTGCTGATCCTGACGTTGCTTCTTGAATTTTCAAGTTTTTGAAGGTCAAGCTTCCACCTTCGATCTCTCTATTTAAGCTTTCTAACAGTGCTTGGGTTCTCGCCAAGCCTAATCTTTTACTTCCCATAATTTAAAATCCTCCGTTTGTAATCGTATTAAAAATATGATGGACATTGAGTCCGTTATAATTAGTTTTTTAAACAAGAAGACCCCTGCCTCTTTCGAGGCAGGGGCTTTCTGTATCACGATTAGCCGTGCTTTTCACCTATTACATATCCT